AGAGTTATACTGAATCACTGCCCCACCTGATATTGCTGTTTGTGTGGTAGGCTGGTATTCAATTAAATAATTAACAAAAGATTCGTTTATTAGATCAGTCCCGCCGCCGGTTCTTACCCATAGGTCATGTAAAAATCTATTGAGATAATTAAAATAATCTCTAAGCTCTGGATCGGCTAATAGTTTAGGGGGGATAGGAACAATAAAAGGATCGACATTAGCCACGGCCACCATCCTTTATATCAATAAAGCCGCCATGCAATGATATAAAATTAGGGTCTGATATTTTTACTCTGACTACAGCCTCAATAAATGAACAGGGATAATACCACTCTATTTTTTTAACTCTTTCGCTAGATCTTCCAATATTAATCCATTCCTCAGAAGTGAAAGACTTGCCACCATCAAAGCTTAATTGTATTGATATTTGAGGGTTAACATTTGTTAAGTTTCCTGTTCCTGTCTCTAGCTGTAGTTCAATCCTACGCATATTTAAGCGCCTGCCTCGCGAGCTTATTGGCGCTGTATCACGCTGACGGATTAAATAATTTCCGTTGCTAGTGTTTGTGTCAAAATCCCATTGATAAACATTGCCATTTCTTCTATCTGCTACATAATGATTACCATAGCAATATGCATAATCATAAAATAAATGTTTACCTATATTCTGACCTGTTGATATGCTAGTCCATTGATTAGTTTGCTCAGAATAACAAAGCGTAATGTTTTCTAGCTGCAATATATAAAAACTTTGAGAGTCTAATTTTATTATCTTGCCAACAGCTTCGCCCAAGTTTCCTTGATCTCTAATCGTCTTAGCTATACTGCTAGGAGTAATGTTTTCAGGTTGATAACTCGAAGTCCTATAAACCACACCGTTACCACTTAAAAAATACAATTGATTTTCACTATTTGCCATTGTGTAGCTTCCAGATACGCCAACATTGGCACTAGATCCTTGTATTCTGGAAAATGGCGGGTTTCCGACTCCGGTGTTATACCAAACTTCAATTGATCTTTCCCCGGCTAAGTATAATCTTTCCTGAAAAGAATAAACCTGAAGTAAGTTATCTCCAACCGTCTCCGCTGACCCATAATTTAATCCACTAATTGAAGACGGGTTACCGGCATCAGATACAGCAAACTGATCCCCCTCTCCTTGATATATTACTTGGGTATTAAGGTATGCTAAGGTCTTTCCCCTAACTAAATCAGTATCAGTTATTTCAGAAACAGTTGAACCATTATAAATAACTGTTCTAGTATCAGTTCTTATTATTAAATTATTTGAGTCTTCTACAAAGTCACATCTTTTTGTATCGGGTATTGTTCCAACTTTATTTGATATGCCGTCTGAGCTTATTTTATAAAGACTATTCCCAGCTACTTGATATAATTCATTTTTATAAACAGCAAGACCTCTATTTCCCTCAGAGCTATTATTTAAAAAATTTTTCTCACCCGGCCAAGGCATCAAAGACCCTGGCGTCCTCCCGCTTTGCTGCACATCAACATATAAATTAACGGATGATTGGCTAGACCAAAATCCAGACCTTGAATCATTTTCTCCACCGATAATATTTAATGGTACGGTACGATAAGGCATTAAGGGGTACTCGTTCTTACTCTTGGTTGTGCATTGCTTCCGCGTCTAGCTTTTTGTTCTTGCCTGTTAGCTCTCGCTATTTCATCAATGAACTTTGATTCATATACTTGGTAATCTTCATAGCTTTTATCATGCATCAAATAAAGATTAGATAGGCAACCAAACAAATATAAATCAGGATACTGTGTCAAAACATCGTTAGTTGTGTTGTTAGATGTTAGTGGTGTTAGCTCGACATAGTAAGCTAGACGACACGCATAAGCACTTGCCGGTACTCGATCAAATTCTATTTGACTAGTTATTGTGTAGTATTTTGGTAGCCCTGCCGTTGAATTAACAGGCATGATATTGGGGGCATTGTAAGTAAGATTATAATATTCGCCGCTTTGAATAATGGTGATTCGGCGCATTTCTAGAAAACTATCAGGTAGTGAACTAAAACGTGTTGATGTATCAAGCGTCCTTTCGGCTCTTTGTTCGTTACCTCTAATCCTAAGCTCTTTATCTAATCGCTGCTCAGTAGCATTAATAAGATCATCGATGACATTAGATAAGCCGCCATCTTTACGACCTGAAAAGCGCTCAACGGCTGCTTTTAAGTTAGCGTAATTATTTAATGCCATTTTTACCTATCCTAAACCCGTCTTAAGGTCTTCAAAGTAATTAAACCAAATTTCTGAATAATCACAATGCTTGTAATCATTAAAGCATGGAGTGCCTAACGTATAATGTAACACATCAGGCAGATACTCTAGTTTTTCATATTCTCCGACCAGAAAGTTATAACTCAATGGTAGTTCACCAATCCTATTATCATCACACCATTCGAACCTATGCAAATATTTACCCGATTCTTTATTGACAACCTCCGGTGTTAATCTCTTGCATGGTGATGTATAGCAGTTAAAAACCATAAAGCTAGACCAATTCTTTCTCGGATAAGCTTCTTGCTTTGCACCTAAGAATTTATTACCGCTCTTTGGGGTGTAGTCGTGCTTAACAACTGATACATCTTTATCTAGACTATTATAATACAAAACCCTGTAAATGTCTGATGTGACAATCATATCGCAATCCATAAAGATTGCCTGACCAGTATAACCCGCCAAATATGGGGTTAGAAAGCGGCTAAATGAAAACTCAGTTGATCCCTCGAATGGCCTTGTAAACTCTGGTAAGTTTGCTTTGTTAATAGGGGTGAACTGTACTGGTCCAGATGCGTGCTTTAGTATGCTATGGCATAGCACATGATACGCTATCGCTTCTCTGGGATCGTAACCTATAAATATTCTTAACATTCTTTTTTATTTCCTTCATGCATTTATCAAATCCACCCCGATATAGTCTAACTGAGTTATACCAAGGGAATTTAGCGCCTTTAATGTAATATCTATAGCCAGGCCAATCTGGAACAACTACATGACAAGGAATACCTTGAGCGCCAGCAAAGTATACTATTGTTGTGCAAACCGTTACTACAACATCGCAACAACTGACTAAGGCTAAAGTATCTTCAAGATCACAACCTTTTCTAGCTGCTCTTTCCCAGTATTTAATACCATTTTCTTTAATAAACGCCTGTTCTTCGTCATTTAGCTTGTGATAATCCAAGCACACTAACTCAGCGTTAAGATCCAATAAGGGTTTGAATGTTTCTATAGTAGTTGACCGCTCTTTTTCGCCCGTTCTCTTTACGCCGCCGTGCCACGCGAACCCGATTCTTAACTTGTCTTTGTCTAAAAGTACGGACCATTGTTTCACGCGCTCCTTGTCTGGAAATATGTAAGGTGTACCTGAGAAATCCTGCTCTTTTTTCCTGAAATAATAGGGCAACTGACCAATAGCACATTGATAATCTATATCTGGGTGTTCGATAGTCACAGGGGAAGAAGTTTCAAATCTTGTGCCGTACACTGGGCAATCAAAATTACGCTTAAATATGGATTCTAAGCGGCTATCTGTGTCTATAACGATAGAGCAACCTAGTTTTTTAAGGTCATCAATGCAACTGGCAAACATCACCTCATCACCAACTCCTTGTTCACCATACAGTAGTATTTTACAGTCCTTTTCCCCCTCCCAATCTGGGAGGCCATAATCTCGCCTTTCACGATGTTTTACGCCTAATGTATCTCTATAGTCTTTCCATCCGCCATAATCGCGCAGCATGAGCCTAGCAAGCCCTCTGTTGTGCCTTGCCGCCATCATTTCAGGATCTTTATCTAATATCTGGTTACACAGGCTTATACACTGGTGTGGGTCGCCCATTTGCATACATAAAAGGGCTTTGTTCGCCTTGGCTGATACATTGTCTTTCTCTATCTCTAAAGCTTTATCAAAGAGCCTAACAGCCGTCTTTTTATCAGAGTTTTCTAGACACATACCCATGTTGACGAATATTTCAGCTTGATTAGGTCTTAGCTGCAAGCACCTGCAGTAGATATGATAAGCAAGACCATTTCGTTCGGCCTTCATCATCAGATAGCCAGCCATAAAAAGCGCTACTTGGCCATTAGGCGAATCAAACTCATCATTCATGACCTCATTGCAAAGTCTTAACGCCTCATCGGGTTCATCTTCGACAAGATCTCTAGCTTTCTCTAGTTTTGGATGCATTATATCTTATCTACAGTTCGTAAATATTTATATTCGTTAGATGATAGTAGTCTTTCTATCTTCGGCATGTCATCGGGGTTATTGTAATCAACATTGTACTTAGTTTTCCATTCCATAAGTACAGTGTTAGGAACTCTAGCAAAGTGCATAAAATCGGCTTTTTTGCCTCTTGCCGCTAGCTCTGGTGAGTTTTGGCAAGCCTTATTAAATTCAATAATGCTTTTAGCGTCTTGAGTTGTTTCAACGTAGGTTTTTTTGCTGGATGGGTCGTAATAGTGGAAAGTTGATGTTTGTGTGTGTGGATCAAAATCAACAAGTCTTTTAGTCATATATCACCGAATTTAGGAAATGGACGGGGATTATCTGCCCCCGCCCATAATAGACGGGGATCTATTAGCTAGTAGTTAAGTCAGTAACTTTACCGCTAGCAAGTTCGTTACGTGATTCCAGAGTATATTCTGTAACCATCATACGTTTCTCGCTGTCACCCGTTTTCGCGAGATCTACTAATTGGATTGGTCTTAAGAAAGACGTAGCCCAATAATCCATATCAAGGATAAGCGCTGTTTGGTCTCTCATAAATCTATTTGGAACCACTTTAAGTGTACCGAAATTAGATTTATAGAAATCAACACCGCCAACCAAAGTGATATCCATACCTTGATCAGCTCTAGTTTCAAGAGTAGAAATACCAGTGAAACCTGAGATAACAGTCCTGTTAAAAGGACCAACCATAATCATGGTAGGATCGCCACCTTCAGTCCAACACTTCTGAATAACATCATCAAGCGCAGACTTAGTGAAAGCACCAGCTACAGTTGAATCGGTAGGCGCTTCAACGATACCAGACGCATAACCTGGGGTAGTTTGAGCAGTACCAGTACCAACAGAAGTTTTGTTAGTAGCTAACCATGATTCAACAGAAGCAAGTCCACGTGCTGAAGAAATACCGCCAGCAGTAGATCCTTGGTTTCTAGTTAATGCGAACTCGATGTCACGCTTAAGCTCTTTACCACGCTTAGTAACTTGGTATGAAAGCTCGTCAGCTCTGCCTGCATGATCAACTGATCTAGCAGTACCAGAAACAACAACTACTTTTCTAGAGAT